GATTCTTCTTCAAGCCTTATTATTATCTGAAGAGTATCAAGCATATCTGTCAGTATATCTACTTGCTCTTGGGTATCTGTTGTATTAGCAAGTCCCGTATCAAGCCTATCCCATTCACCTAGATATTCAGGCAGCCCCCAATCCTTTCTTTCACGATCTCTTATCATGTCATCAAGCCTATCTTGAAGGCCAGTAAGTGCACTTGCTAGTGCTTGTATCGATGTATTAACAGAACTCATACTAGATGAAAGTGTATTTGCTGCTACTGTTGCTGTATTTGTAGAGGATTCATAAGACGCTACTGCTGCTTCAACAGCAGCAAGTGAATAATACGTTTGTCCTCTATACTCATAAAAACTCATTCCGCTCATACCAGTTACACCACCAGGGTTATTGAAGCTAAGATTATTTGGTGTTCCTGCTGGCCTACCTGATCCTCCAGAACCAATACTTGGTGCTGAGGCTGCTGCTTGGGCTATTATGCTTACTTGCTGATTAGCACTTTGCTGTGTAAGTGAAATTAATTCATTCTCAAAATCTGTTTTTGCTTTAATTCTGAGAGCATACAATTCACCCTCTGAATAGCCAAGTTTTCTCCATACTTCTTCTTGAGCATCAAGAACTTTTTCATTAATGGCTTTAGCCCTATTCATATAATCTGATGCCGATATTGTGCCCATCTCATAAAGTTGCTTAATTATTGCTTGGTTCTTATCAGCATTTTTAAGGAACTCACTATGCTTTGCTTTATCAGCTTTAACTTGTTTTTCTGCTTCTGATATAAAGAAAGCTGTCTCTTCAGCCATTATTTGCTTTTCTTTTATTGCAACACCCTCAGCAACTTTTGAAACATCAGCACCAGCAGCAATGGCCCATTCCTCCCATTGCTTCAGCATTTCACGCATTTCTGCAAATTTGCCCTTTTCTGTTTTTATGGCACTTAAGGCATACTTTGTAATATCCTTATCAACTTTCTTAAGGGCATTTTCTTTTTCTTTGATATCTTTATTATATTCCTTAACCATATAATCAGAAACAGCTTTAATTGCTGCTTGCTGTTTTGGGCCATAATCAGATAAATCACCGAATGTATCTGCAATTCCTTCTTTGAATGTCTCAAGCGCAATAACGCTGTCATATATTGCCCTTTCTACTTTTGGCAACTCTTCAATTGTTTGGGCCATTTGTTGTGCTATAATCTTATCCATACCTGACCCAGTATATATTTCTGGTGTCATACCAAGAAATTTAACAGCACGGACAAGTTCTACATTCCCTTCTGCCATAGCTTTTTTTTCTGCTGCTATAGCATCTCTTGTTGTCTTAAGAGTGTCTTTATACTTATTTACAGTTGCTTCGAGTAACTTGCCAGCCTCAACTCGCTCTCTAACAATAGCCATATACTTTTCTTGTTCTTTTAAGTCAAATACTACGCCACCTGTTGGCCCTTTGGGCATCTTCATAAATCCTTCTCGTTCAAGCCTAACTGCCTCAAGAGCTATGCCAATGTCCTTAAGCCCTTGAATAATCATATTTGACTTTCCTTTAGGACTAATAGCTTTATAAAACATCTCTATTCCTGGAATTGATCCTGCTAGTGAATCAGCAGCCTTAAAAAGCTCCCAAACACTATTAGCAACATCAAAAATATCTGTTGCTATCCTTTCAATAACAGATTGGTTTTCAGAGAACCACCGTGTTATGTTTGCTAATGCCTCTTTGATTGTTAATTCATATTCTTTGAAAATGCCTATTGATATATCAGTAATAATAGACTTCAATCTTTTCCAACTAGCATCAACAGTATTCTCCATTATAAGGAATGCTCTCTTTGACTCACCTGCTGATAAATATACCGCCTTCTCAAGCATTTCATATGCTTTTATATTATCTTTAAGAATCAAAATACTCTTCAAGGCTATAAGGCCATAATCTTTTCTTATTATACCTGCCATTCTTTCCAAAGCGGCGGTTTTATCAAGCTTCTCTGCCAGCCTATCTTGTTCTTTGGCGTATGCTTTAATAACATCCATAAGCTTAGCACCAGTACCAAGACCCATTCTTTCTGCTGCTTTCTGTGTCCGAACAAAAGCTTGTTGTAAATTTCTACCTGCAATACCTGCTTTAACTCCTGCTGTGGCAAGGACACCTAACATTGCTGATACCTGTTCTATCTCATAACCAAGCGCCCTAGCAACAGGAGCAGCAAATTTCATTGACTGGCCTAACATTTCAATATTTGTATTCGTCCTTGTTATTGTTGAAACAAAAACATCATTAACCCTTGACATGCTACTAGCTTCAAGCCCAAAAGCTCTAAGTGTGTCTGTAGCAATATCAGTGGCCCTGCCAAGCTCTAACTCACCAATAAGAGCAAGCTCCAGAACGCCAGGTAATGAAGATATCTGCTCTTTGACTGAAAAACCTGCCATAGCAAGATACTTTAATGCGTCTGCTGTCTGGGTAGCTGTAAATGTAGTTGTCTTTGCTTGAGTCCTAGCTGCCTCATTCAATAGCTCAAATTCTTCTCTTGTTGCACGTGATACGGCTGCAACAACTGCCATCTTTTTCTCAAATTCAACGCCAGCTAAAACAGCAGTCATGACTGAGCGCCAAGCAACACGCATAGCCATATAAGCAATAGTTACTTGAGCGACATGGGGGATTAATGTAAGGAGGGATTTGCCTTGCTTCTTCGTTGACTCTGTCATCTTATCAACGCCTTTAGATGCACTTCCTGCTTGAGTGCCCATCTTTTGATATGAGCCACCAAGCTTACTCAAAGAAGCATTCACTCTATTAGCTGACCCTAAAGTCATACTTTCCATTCTTCTTAAGTCAGCTTTATACTGTTCTGTATTTGCTCTAACTTCTACATGAGCTATTCCGACTCTCATTTTTTAAGATATTTCCGAAGTCTTGGATCAAGCTGAGGTTGAAGTTTGCCAGGGCCTGTTTGTTTGTTCTTAGCTTGATCTCTAATTCTCTGTAACGACATGTTATAGAGCTTGTAGACTTTCTCAAAGACTTCCTTTCTATTAGCTACACCCATCAGATCCATAATAAATTGGACTGATTGAAAGTTCAAGTCAACTGGGCCAGAAAATCCCATTATATGCTGGCTCTGAACTTTCATAAATATTTCAAAGACTTGCCTATTCTCAGGCATAAGACTTGGCATGCAGATATCACACATAGGCTCTTTATCATACAGCTCCCAAGTCTTTTCACAAAGATCACAATCTGGTTTTTCGTGTAGCCTTTCGACTACCTCAATCAGTTTTTTTCCAAGTCCTCTTCAAAGGCTTCCATTTCTTCTGTCAGCTTTTCAATACAGCTACCAACAAAATTTGAGAACTTGACAGAGCCACGCATCAACATAATTTTATTCTCTGTTGTACATGGAATTTCTTCACCAGTTTTTTCATTGGTTACTCCATTCCATTCCATAATTACATAATCCCAAAGCATGTCTGATCGCTTCTTTTCATCTTCAACTACATACTCGTGCCTTACGTGCCTGCGATACTCTGTTTTTTTCTTATTACACTTTTTATTGATTTCATCCATCTTTGCGCCATTTGCAAGACGGATAGTTATCCCTCCACTGTCATCATCAAACTCATCAAATGGGAAAAATGTTCCTGGGTTTAAGTCATCAAGGTTTAGTTTCATTTCACTATAGCCCCTTTCTTGAAGGAAGTAAAGCCCCTTTTAATTAGTTGGTAAATTGTGGGGTAGCTGAGTAGTGGCAAGGGGCTATAACCACAACTCAACATAGCTACCCCACAAACTTTTAATCATTAAATAAGAACCATCACACCTGATACCTTCGCTGTGAATGAAATTGTAGCAAGGCCAGCCTTATCCATACTTATATCGTATGAAGTAATGTTGACATTTGACAGAATTGTATCATTTCCTGTTGAAAGCGAGTTAGGAGCAAAATAATACGTTGTCTGACAAGGTTCATAGTATGATGTGCTATCAACATAAAGTCTGAGACTTGTTAAGTCTGTGTTTTCTATGTTGGCCCTTTGTAAAGCAGTCTGACCAGTTACATCGGCTGGGTCAAGAAAGCCATTAAATGAAATCTGCCCGCCATCTTTCATTCCGAACTCGTATGTCTTCCAATTCTGTCCGAAGGCAGATGATTCCATCTGATCAACTGTTATTCCGCTTAGAGACCAAGTACCCATACCAACAATTGTACTTGCTCCAAGTGTGACTTTTCCGAGATGTCCGACTTTTACAGCCATGATGCCTCCTTAAATGTTAATATTATGTACATCAGGGTCAAGGGGAGGCGGTCTCCATTCAAACCCTTTCACTTTCTTGTAGAGTTTATAAAAGTCTCTTGTGATCTCAATAGTAGAAATATGCCCTATTTCAATAGATGTATCAACAAAAACATCATACTTAGCATCTTGCATCTTACTACAGAAATCAATGTCTTCACCCACAACTCTACCATCCTCTAGAACGTAATGTTCAAACCAAGGATAGGGTATATCAAGGAATACATCTGTATTAAAAAGCATACAAGCAGCACCTGTAGCGTCAACTTCAACAAGCTTGCCTGAGAAGCACTCATCATCAGGGACATGATGATAATCGCCAATCACCCCTCTATACATAATTGGATCGAAAGGTGGATAGCGCCTGTGCACATAGCCTGCTACGACATCCT